CCATGCTCAAGCTCAAAGGTGGAAGAATTGGTGGACAGTCTGACAGAATTGAACCAACCCAAGTAATTGAAATTGAAGGCGCTCCAGGCGTTGATGATGTACGTAAGATTGCAATGGCTATGCCATTCAACCCACCGTCACAAACTTTGTTTAACCTATTGGGTTGGTTGACTGATGCAGCCAAAGGTGTTGTAACCACAGCCGAAGAAAAAATTGGCGAAGCGAACAACAATATGCCTGTCGGCACAACCCAGGCTTTAATTGAGCAAGGCGCTAAAGTATTCTCATCAATTCACGCACGCTTGCATCGTAGCCAGGCTAAGTCCCTAGCAATCGTATCTCGTATCAATCATTGGTACCTGGACGAAATGGACAACCAATCTGGTACGGATATTAAGATCCGTGACTTTGCGTACAACTCTGATGTACGCCCAGTATCCGATCCTAACATTTTTTCTGAGTCACAGCGCTTAGCACAGAACCAAGCCCTCTTACAGATGGCCACTTCTGCGCCCCCTGGAATGTTTGACGTGCGCGCGGTATATCGCCGCGTTCTTTCTCAGCTTAAGATTCCAGCAATTGAAGAAGTATTGCCAAACCCATTGGGCGCATCTGAATCTAACCCAGCGCTTGAGAACGTCTCAATGACTATGGGCCGACCAGCCGCTGCTTACCCAGACCAAGACCATATCGCTCACATTAAGGTTCACTTAGAGTATGCAGAAAACCCTGCTTACGGTGGCAATCCAGTTATTGGCCCTGTCTTTGCACCGCACGCCCTTGAGCACATTAAGCAGCACTTAACGCTGCACTACTTACAATCGATGCGCTCATATGTTGCACAAGCATCTGGTGGCAAAGATGTTCTCAACCTACATCAAGAAAACCCACTGGATATCGAAGCACAACAAGCTCTTGCACTGGCCTCACAAATGGTGGACCAAGACGCAAAAGAAAATATGTCGCAATACGTGCAGCAAATTTCTGCGTTGGCGCAAAAAGTTGCTCAAGGTCAACAAGCTCAGCAACAACAAGCCTCTATGGCTGATCCAACTGCTCAAGTCATTCTTAAAACTCAGATGGCTGAAACACAGCGTAAGACACAAGAAGCTCAAGCCAAAATGCAATTGCAACAGCAACAAGATCAACAAAATTATCAAATTAAAATTGCGGAATTGCAGCAAAAAGTTCAAGAGTTACAAGCTAAGTATAGCACACAGACTAATATTGATAACCAACGCAACGCTACCGATATTGCCATGGCAAATATCAACAACGCTGCTAAGGAACGTGTTGCCATGATCACAACCGGCGCGCAAATGGATCAACTCCAAAGCAAACTAGAAGCCGATCAAGATCAATCTGCTATGCAAGCAATTGCTGCTGCCAACCAAGACATTCGGCAACATGGATTAGCTGTACAACAACAATCATTTGATCAACAAGCTCAGCAAGTTCAAGCCCAAATTGAAGCACAAAAAGGCCAACAACAATTAGCTCAGCAAGATCAAGCACACCAACAACAGCTACAACAAAACGCTCAGCAGCATGCACAAGGCCTGCAACAAGCTGATCAGCAGCACCAGCAGCAAATGGCCCAAATGCAAGCACAACAAGAACAACAAGCAGCAGCTCCACAACCACAACAAGGACAATAATCATGGCAGACGAATTAGGCTTTCGCCAAACTTACAAGCAATCTGGTAACCAAAGCTCTGGCGGCGGCCCTGGTGAGAAAACTATCGACAAAGGTGCATCTGGTTCGCACCGCGATAACAACTGGAAAATAGGCGCATCCCAAGCTAAAATGGCTAAGGGTAGCAAAGTTGGTCCAGATAAAAATCTAAAAGATATCGGCGGCGGAAATTTCTACTAGGTCAAATTAGTGAAAAGAATCAATCCTAAAACGGGTAAATTTTTTAAACGCGGCGATTTACGTGATGATGGGTTTGCGTTTCACCATTATCGATACGATCGCCCTTTAAAAGATGGATATTTAACCGAGGCTTGGTATAGCCCCGCAGCTTTTTCCAAGCAAAACTTAGGAATGGCAAAATGCAGGGAAAGAAACAGAGACAAAGCTCGTAAAGAAACAAGAAAATGGCAAATAGCTAATCCAAGTAAAGTTTGTGCTTATACAAGAAACAGACACGCAACAAAAATTAACAGAACACCAACTTGGCTTACAAAAGAACACCATCTTCAAATAGAAGGATTTTATTTACTTGCAAAAGAAATGGAAAAGCAATTTGGGGAAAAATATGAAGTTGACCATATTGTTCCGCTTAAAGGTAAAACTGTATCGGGATTGCATGTACCTTGGAATTTACAAATCCTAACTAAAAAAGAAAATTGTTCAAAGAATAACAATTTTTAGGGCGGATTGCTCCGCCTCCACGTATTAGTAAAAATATGAAGGACTTATTATCGGAAATTATTTCGCGCACGCGAAATGAACAAAAAAAGATAGCGGATGCCGTCACCGCCGGTTTTAATGTTAACTCATTCGAAGATTACCAACGTTTAGTTGGTAGACACGAAGGTTTTAGTGATGTACTAAACATTATCAATGAAATTTTGACGGAAGATGAAGACGACCTGTAAAGGTTATAGGAGGTTGCCGAATGGCAGCATTTGATATAAATCAAAATGATGAACCAGATACTCGATCGGAACTTGAATGTTTTCCGGTCATTGATCCCGGCGTTGAAGTTGCAGGGGATCGTGTGCTAGTTCAATTACGTCGAGAAAAAACCACAAGTAAAGGTGGGATTATTTTAGTAGACGAGACCAAACAAACGTTACGTTTTAATGAGACAGTTGCAAAGGTAGTCCAGGTTGGGCCACTAGCATATCGCAATCTAGATGCCGATTTAACCCCATGGCCGGAAGGTCCTTGGTGTAAAGAAGGCGATTTAGTACGTACAATTAAGTACGGCGGTGACCGTTTTGTTATTAATCCTGATGATGAAGGCGCCCCAGTGGTGTTTATTACCCTTCAGGCACGTGAAATCATCTCTCGCATCAAGAATTTTGAATATGCGCAGAAAATGAAAGCGTTTGTAGACTAATTTTGAAAGAAAATTATGGCAGAAAATGAAAAAGATGTTCCAATTAAGGAACAAGAAGACGGCTCGGTCTTAGCTAAGGTTGAATTTCCAGAAGAATTGGAAGAAGACGAAGGCAAAAAGGGCAAAAAAGAGAAAAAAGCCGAAAAAGACGACGATCACGACGACGAAGACGCGGAAGAGCATGCTGAAGAAGATGCCCAAGACGACGAAGACGCAGAATCTGAAGAAGAACGCGAAAAAATCCGTGAAGCACGACGTGAAGAGCGAAAACTCAAGAAAGAGTTAAAGAAACAGCGCGATTTAACTGCTAAAAACAAGATTACAACGCTTGAACGACGCAACGCCGAGCTGGCAGAACGCTTAGCTAAGGTAGAAAGCACTGCAGCATCATATCAGTTTGCACAAATCGACAAACAGGTGGAAGATGAAGCCACCAGGGTCGAATATGCCAAGATGAAGATGCTACAAGCCGCTCAAAATGGTGATGCAGCCGGTCAAATAGAGTACCTAGAGCAATTAACAGACGCAAAAGCGCGCCTGGCTCAAGTACAGCATTACAAAAAACAACAACTCGAGGCAGCTAAGGCACCAAAACAGAATGTGCCTAACGAAATTAGTACCGAAGTTCAAGCGAATGCAACACGCTGGCTTAAAAAGAACAGCTGGTATGATCCACAAGCCCGAGATACAGATAGTAGAATTGCCAAGGTAATTGATCAAGAGTTGGCAACCGATGGTTGGGATCCTAGTGACCCCGAATATTGGGAAGAACTCGACAATCGTTTATCTGCACGTCTCCCACATCGCTACACAGCGCAGGGTGGAAAAACCGCAAAACGGTCAGCAGGCCCAACAGCCTCTAGCCGAGTAGCAAATGAATCTAGCGTAAAACCTGGAACCATCACATTATCACGTGATCGAGTTCAAGCAATTAAAGACGCCGGTGCATGGGACGATGTAGCTAAACGAAATAAAATGATCCGCGCATACGCTCAGTATGACCGCGCTAATAAAGGATAATTATCATGGCAAATAACAGAATTAAACGTGACTTAGATGATCGCTTAGCCGATCGAGCACAAGAAGTAATTGAGCGGACTATGACTGCCGCTCCAGATGACATTGCACGTCGTGAACGCCTCGATGCGTTTAGAGACAAGTGGGCAAATAGTGCGTTGCCCGAACTTCCTACGGGAGTGATCCCTGGGATGCACTTGTGTTGGTTGTCAACAACCAATACTTACGACAGTATCGACAAACGTATGGCATTGGGTTATGAGCCAGTTAAAGCCTCAGAATTAGGTATAGGCTTTGAAGGACTAGGCAAGATGAATTCAGGCAAGTTTGAAGGCTGTGTTAGTTGTAACGAAATGGTACTCTTTAAGTTACCAGAGGATATCTATCAAGAAGTAATGCGTATGCTCCATTTGGAGGATCCGCTTGAACATCAACGCAATATTACAGCGCAGGTTCGCGACACAGCGCAAGGTAATAAGGGTGGACGTTCGGTTCTTGAGGGTGGTCTTTTGGAAATGGAAAAGGATACCGCAAAAGCGAATAATAAAAACATTCGTTTCTCTTAACATTCTTCAAAAAACAAAGGAAATTAGACAATGTCTACAGTATTTCAACCCTTTGGTCTGAAGCCAGCGTATCACCCAAGCGGTTTAGATCGTTCTGTTCCATTCGTTGGAACAAACAATTTTAACCTTACCAGTACTACTGGTGGTGCTTATACTGCTCCCTACTATTTGACTGGCGCACAAGTTGCGTTTTACCAGTACACTCCAGTAGCGATCACTTCAACAGGCCAATTAACAATCGCTAACCAAACTGCCGGCTCCGGCAAAGTATACGGTTCTTTCGACGGTGTAGAATATACAACCGCTGAAGGCCGCCGCACACTAGGTAAGTCGATCACTGCCGCTTCTTTAGCAGCTGCTACACAAATCGTTTTTTGGATTTTCCAAGACCCAGCTTTGGTCTATGAAATTCAAGTTAACGGTTCTGCAAACGCTAACGCACTTGGCTCTGAGTATAACTTTGACACAACAGCAGGTTCATTAGTTACTGATGGTTATACCATTGGTACAGGTGGCGCCGGCTTCTCCACTACAGCTCTTTTGGCAACTCCTGTTGCTTCTGGTAGCCAAGGTCAAGTTCGCGTAGTTGGTCTCGGTCGTGAAACTGCCTACCCAGCCGGTTCAACAAACGCATGGGGTGATTCTTACACCATCGTTCAAGTTGTAATCGCCAATAACCAGTTCTCTGCTCCCGCAGTAGCAGTATAACAACGAAAGAAAAGGAATAGCAAATGGCAACCCCAATGCGCAGTACCGACTTTCGTGCGGTAGTCGAACCGATTATCAACGAAGTCTTCGATGGCGTTTATGAACAACGCGCCGACGAGTGGAAGGGATTTGTAGAACAGATCCAAGGTATCCCACGTAACTACCATGAAGAAGTAATGCTCTTCGGTATGAACGCAGCTCCTGCAATGCCTGACGGCACTCCAGTTAGCTACGATCAAGGTGGTACATTGTATATCACCCGTTTCATCTACCAAATCTATGGCTTGGCATATGCCTTGACCAAAGTTTTGATGGAAGACGGCGACCACATCCGTATCGGTAGCACTTTCGCTAAGCACTTAGCTCAGTCTATGATTGAAACTAAAGAAACCCTCTGTGCCAACTTGTTAAACTTCGCGTTTACAAGCGGCTATGTTGGTGGCGACGGCGTAACTTTGATCAATACAGCCCACCCAATCGCTAACGGCGGTTCTTACTCTAACCAATTGTCTACAGCTGCATCTTTGAGCCAAACTTCTGTTGAACAAATGTTGATTCAGATCCGTTCAGCTATCGACAACAACGGTAAGCGTATTCGTCTCAAAGCAGAACAGTTAGTTGTTCCTCCAGCACTCGAGTTCCAATCAGAAGTAATTCTGAAGTCTGTTCTCCGTTCTGGTACAGCTGACAACGATTTGAACCCAATCAAGTCTACAGGTATGTTGCCAAAAGGCACACACGTTGTAACTCGTTTGAGCTCATCTAAGGCTTGGTGGGTACAGACTGATGCAGAAAATGGTCTCATGCTCGTTATGCGTCGTCCAATGGAGAAATCCATGGAAGGCGATTTCGAAACTGATTCTATGCGCTACAAGGCCACAGAGCGTTACGCTACTGGTTGGCATGATGCACGTAACATTTTTGGTACAGCTGGTTTGTAATCCAAACCCCTGCAGTAAACAAAAAAGCTACCCACAAGGTGGCTTTTTTGCATTTTAGGGCGCTTTTATAGAAATAAGCGTATTAGTGAGTATAGGAAGAATTGCCCCCAACAGACTACTGCACTTCCCAGTAGACGATCAAGCGACTGAGTGGGGCTTAAAACTCTTGATAGGATCAAATCAAAATGTCAGTAACATTTAATCAACCAGTACGTATTAACAAGTACAACAATTCAACAAACAACGGCGTAATCGCTCCAGATAACACTGGCGCAGCAGTATGTACTCAAGAAAGCTACATCCTCAACCCAATTTCTGCCGCTAACTCCGGCACAGTAGTTTTCTCAACTGCTGATATCGGTCAAACAACAGCAACTCCATTCGTATTGCCGGCTGGCGCAATTATTGAAGGTGTAACACTTTACCAAACTTCTTCTGCAGCTAACTTGGCTGGTGGTGTTATTACTGTCTCAATCGTTCAAACAAACCCAACAACTTTAGCTAACACAACTACTGCTATTGCCACAATTACCCCAACAGCAGCTGGTGGCGTAATTCCTGCAACATTTACAGCTTCTAACGCTGTTGCAACAATTTTGAGCAACATTGGTACTTTGGATGCTACATTGACATTCTCGGCAGCTAACGTTACAGCTTTGACTGGCGGTGCTATCGCTGGTGTATTCCAAACTCAATACACAGCACGTAACTACACTGGTTCGATCATCAACGTTGGCCAAGGTTACACAAATAATTAATTTGCCTAGGGGGCTCGATGCCCCCTACTAACTTTTAAGGAAATTAATTATGGCATCGAATTTAGTAACAAATCTACAAGCAACACCCTACGCAATTGAGTCCGTAACTAAGGTTGGTCGCACAGAACCATTTGATTTACAAGTTTCCCGTGGTCAAATCATGGGCCATACTTTGGTCAATATCAATGGTTACAATGCCAACGTAGCTGGAACATCAATTCCATTGTGGGAAAATGCAACAGCATATACATTCCCAAGTACGGCATTAACTATGACTGTTGCAAGCTCATCTGCAACTGATACAAGCCCATCAAAAGTAACTATTAATGGCCTTGATGCTAACTACAACCAATTAACCGAAGTTGTTTCTTTAAATGGCACAACCGGTGTAACTACAGTTAATCAATTTTTACGTATTAACAGCATTGTTATGACTGCAGTAGCTTCTGGTCAAACTAGCAATGTGGGCACAATTACCGTAAAAAATGGAAGTACAACTTACGCTCAGATTAACCCCGGGTTAGGTCGTAGTCAAATGACAGTGTATACTGTCCCGAATGGTTACACATTTTACCTAAACCGTATTAATGCTTGGTCTGGTAGCAGCTTATCTAGCAACGTATACATTTTTTACAATTTAACTAATTCTACAAACGGTATTAATCTTTCTACCGCGCAAATTAGTTTTACATTGTTCATAGATGTACACCGATATGCGCCAAATGTGTTCCAACAAAAAGCGGATTTAACTTTTGCTTTTTCAACAAGCGATAGTTCTTCCCAACACGTTGCGGCATATATTGAAGGCTTTTTAGTACAAAACGACGGTCAAGCGTTAGCTTCAGCAATCTAAGGCACATAAATGCCTGTCTACATTGATACAAGAGGTAATTCTGTCCTATCTGTGGCGATCTGTGATCGCTGCAGTAGGAAGTTCGCCTATGTAGACCTCATGCCCGACCCAAACTTTCCGGGTATGCGGGTTTGTAAAGAGGATTTAGACAATTTTGATCCTTGGCGCTTACCAGCGCTGCAGACCGAAAACATTGCGTTGCGTTTTCCACGTCCAGATGTATCAATCGCGTTAACACCAGCTGAAATTCTCTTGCCCGGTGGATTTACTGAAGGCCCAGATTCAATATTTATTGAAGGTGTTCCGCCTGTAGGTGGGGATACCGGAGATTTAAGTTACACAGGTAATTCTCCGTATTCAACAATGAGTTTGAACCCCGTCATTGGTAGTGTTTCACCAAACAGCGGACCTGCAAGTGGCGGCACTTTTGTAACAATCAATGGCAACAATTTCACTGGCGTAGACACAGTTAATTTTGCAGGCAAACCTGCCGCATTTAACTTGGTCAACTCAAATCAGCTGACAGCAATTGTTCCTGCCGGAAGGGTTGGACTTGCTGACGTTACAGTCATATCACCGTTCGGAACCACGACTTCCTACGGCGGATACACCTATACATAAGAAGACATGTCAGATCAGCCAATAACCTCGCTACCAACAGCAACAACGCTTACAGGCAATGAAGTAACGGTAGTAGTCCAAGGTGGTGTGTCTAAGCAAACGTTAGTTTCTAACATTGCTAATGCAATCACGCCCGGAAAACTGATTTCATCGGTTGAGTTTTCTGGCAGTAATCTGATCTTTTACTATACTGACGGAACATCATCATCTGTGGGGCCAATCCCCGGGTATGTTTCTGCAACAGTTAATGGCTCGGGCCATTTAATTTTAACTAACTCACTGGGTTATAACACCGATGCGGGTTCTGTAATTGGTCCAACAGGTCCGACAGGGCCAGCAGGGCCAACAGGGCCGACAGGGCCTGCAGGGCCTGCAGGCAGCGCTGGAGCAAATGGAACATCCGCCACAGTAACGGTCGGTGTCACAAACACTGGCGCACCGGGAACATATGCTTCAGTAACAAATTCTGGCACCAGCAACGCAGCCGTTCTGAATTTTACTATCCCGTCTGGCTTGCAAGGCGCCACGGGTGCCACGGGTGCCACCGGAGCAACCGGCCCACAGGGCCCACAGGGCAACCCCGGAGCAGGTGTAGCACCCGGAGGTACAGCTGGCCAAGTATTAGTTAAGGTTGATGGTACTAACTACAACACTACATGGGAAACTGTTGCGGGTTCCGGTACGGTTACTAGCGTATCAGGAAGCGGCGGCACAACCGGTTTAACGCTCAATGGTGGTCCAATTACAACCGTTGGTACCTTAACCCTAGGTGGCATATTAAACGTCGCTAACGGCGGTACAGGAGCTTCTAGCCTAACAGGCTATTTGATTGGCAACGGTACTAGCCCAGTAACAGCTTCTACCACAATTCCAACAACGGCATTATCTGGTACAATTAGCAATGCGCAATTAGCCAATAGTGCTATTACAATTAATGGAACACTCACTAGCTTAGGTGGTTCGATTAATGTTGGTACGGTAACATCGGTTACGGGAACAGCTCCGGTAGTATCAAGTGGTGGCACAACACCCGCTATTTCGATGCCAGCGGCAACAACTAGCGTATCGGGTTATCTTACCAACACAGATTGGAATACGTTTAATAACAAAGGTTCCGGAACAGTAACATCTGTTTCTGGCACCGGCACAGTAAATGGTATTACACTTACTGGCACCGTGACAAGTTCTGGTAGTTTGACCCTCGGTGGTACGTTAAGCGGTATTTCTAATAGCCAGTTACTAAGCTCATCAGTTACCATTAATGGTAATGCAGTTAGTCTTGGAAACTCGACAACAATTACAGCCTCCACAACAGGCACATTGACATTAGGTACTGGATTATCAGGTACCAGTTTTAATGGTGGCGCAAACGTAACAGCGGCAATTGCAAATACGACAGTAACCGCAGCAAGTTATGGATCAGCTGCCATTGTCCCTACATTTACAGTAAACGCGCAAGGACAGCTCACTGCAGCAGCCAATGCAACAATTAGCATTCCAGCGAGCGCTATTAATACGGTTATTCCAAATAGTGGATTAGCAAATAGCTCAATTACAATTAATGGTAATTCTGTCAGCCTTGGTGGAAGCACTACAGTCACTGCATCAACAACTGGCACACTGACATTAGGTACCGGATTATCGGGTACCAGTTTTAACGGTAGTGCAAACGTCACTGCAGCTATTGCGAATACCGGCGTAACTGCAGGAAGTTATGGCTCTTCTGCTGTAATTCCAGTTATTACAGTAAATGCACAAGGCCAAA